CGCAAACCTGATTGACATAAATTGTCATGTGCTGCACAAAATCGTCCGACGCTGTCGACCAATTTGCTCTTTTGCCTGGAGCGAAACGGTACTGTGAGTACCATGGAACTTCAAACTCCAGGACTGGATTGACATGAGATGTTGTAAAAGCCAAACCCTCATGTCCGGTTTGTTCCGCATCTTTTGCACTACCATTCATAACAGTGGATTGAGCAATCTCCGATTGTGAACTAAGTGTTGCGGTAGAGTAGGTTCCTGTTGATACGGAAAACACTCCACCATTAGCAGAATGTCGAGAAGCTGTTATATCACAATACTCAATGCCTCTCTTCGGTATGACTTTGTACCGAATTCCTCCTCTCCAACCACTGAACATGTAGGTCACCCAATGCAACAGTACTGTATTAGTAAAGTTGTACGGTGCTAATGCTACCGTTTGATGGATAGCACCTGCAACATTTCCCCGTAAAGCAGGATAAGCCGTCGCTTGAAAATTAATCCAACAAGCTCCAGCAGGGTTACCTGTAGCTCCAAATGTCATCCATCTGTTATAACGTTTGAGCATTGTCCTGAAGCTCATTATTGATTCTCCAGTAAAGACCAAGTTTGTTGCTGGCATAGTGTGACTAGGCACTGCTATTTGCTCAGACATCATTTTGGTAGGCACATTGGGTTCCCCAGTGTTTTCTGCCTCTGGTACAGTAGATCCCTCCATACCTGATTGAGGAGCAAATTCTTCTCCACTCTGGGGTTTAAACACGAAATTTTGAAAATGGGGATAAGGAACAAAGACCTCAAAATCATCTCCCATTGAAACATAAACATTGATCTGAATGTCATTATTAGCAATGCTATTCGGTGAAGTAAGTTCATTCACAACAAATATACTAATGACACCATTGCCTAACTGATCACTATGTGTCAAAGGAGTCGTGTTGTACATATTAGTGACAGGATCAACGCCAGGTTCAGAATGCTTCAACAATGTTGTGGGTCTACCAATACCAACTTCAATAGTTACATCTTGCTCTTCTGCAATATCTATAACTTTCAAATAATTGGTGTTATACTCGTTGGACTGAACGTCATTTGGATCATACACGACTTTTATTCTTCCTTTGTGAAATGAGGAACATACAACCTGAAATCTAAATTTCATAGTTCCAGTCCAAAATTCAAATGGTAAAGCCGCTGCCGCACACGCTGGAAAAAGAAATGCGCTACCAGCAGTGTTCCAAACAGTAGGATCAACACGGCAATTCCAAATTAAACCCGTAGTAGGAGATTTTGTTGTCCCCTCTGCAGATGTTGACATAGCCCAATCAAACGTAGTCAAGTAAGATTCTCTACTTGCTATTGCTTTGATACTGAGTGGGTCATTTTCACCATACCCTGCTATACAGGGATCTATTGTCAGTTCCTGTTTATCATCAATTGTGAGCTTATTCACCACATCTGGGACTGATGTATTAGCAAGTGACGACACACAAGTTGGTCTATATGGATCTGGGGCTTTTGTCATGGGAGGTCGTGAGTATCCAAACAACTTAGCAATATCAGCTGTTACACCTGCTGCCTTTGAAGTTGCAGTGGCATAAGGTCCTATAACTGGTACTGACTTAAGATATGCGGAATACTTGGCTATAGCTGTAGCAGGTCCAGAGATGATGCCTTTAGCATTTGCTTCATCTATTTCCTCTCCAGACTGGGGAGATAAACCTCCTGCATCTTTCGAAGTGAGAACAGACAACTCAACTTGTTCAGCCCAAGCGTAAATGCTGACCGTTACTGGATCAGTGCCCGCATTAGCATGTTTAAGTACATTTATGCTACGCAACCACATTTGGCCCAAGAAACTCCAACCACTATTCTGTACCCAAGAATTATTCTGGAAGTCATGAAATGGTATTACCATTTCACCTCCCATAGAGTTAGTGGGGTCGATGAAGATTTTAGGCCTTTGTGACCATTGGGTGAAATCAGCAAGTGAAGTGTCAGAAGACAAAGCATCATATGTTGAATTGTCAAATGCACCGTAAGCTGCCACTGCTCTTCCATAGTAAAACCCATTGCCGTTAACAACAATCTTAACATGCAAATTCGCTCTAAGCAAGTTATATGTAGTCACACGGTTTAAGACACGATTATTGGAAAAGTAAAGACCCCACGGATTAATTACAAGATCCATTCCAGCCCCAACAGCCCACGTTTGTTCGTGAATTTTGATTGGACGTGAAAAGAAATTTTCCAGTGCTGTATCTTTGGTGTCAGTCATTGTCCGGGTAGGATCTAGTGAACCGGAAATTGTCGTTACAGGACCATTGTATTGATCAGAAAACCGTACATTCTGAGATTTCATGGTTTCATTCTTCGTGTAACCAAGTTCTGTACCAGACTGCAGGTCAAATATTTCAATAGTATCGTCATCCTCTGTGGTATCCACTACACACAGTAAATTATCAATAACTATTTGGACGTTGTCTATAAAAACATCAGTAACAATGTTATTATGGGGACCGTCAGCGCAAGAATTGCTGTCGCCAACTGTAGCTTCCAAAGACAGGTTTTCGCCCTGGGTACTCGATGCATCCACACCAGTACCCGTGTTTTCATTCAAATTTTGATTAATATTAGTATTATAAAATAAACAACCAAGCCATTTTGTAAGACTCATGCCTGACTTAGTACATGAGAATGGTTCGTTTTCTTGAGCTGACTAAACTCTCCCCTAAATAGGGGTAATTTACAAGGAAATTATCTACACAAATTAAAGCCTCAACATACAATATAAAACGAGAAGTAATATACATTGGGTAACCAGAAAAATGCACAATTTTGCTATTCCGTAGAATCCAGATTTGAAACTGGATTTGTTATTCTTCAACCTCCAAGGTCGTAGAATAGAGTTCGTAATTGATGGTGTATTTCTTCTTCCATTCAACTACTAAATCATCGTACGTAAGATGTAGTTCAGGACACAAACCTAGAAGATCAGCTTTCTCAGCTATCTCTACACACTGTTTATGTCTAAATTCATATTTTTCACGACCATGATTTGACCACTCACGAAGAGCAGTACCTAAGTTTATTGCACATGCTAACCTTTCAGAGTTTACAACTCCTTTAGGTCGCAAATAGCAGTGCAACATTTTAAATATCGATTTATCATCAAGAGCACCTATAGTACAATCCTTTTCGGGACAATAGACACTCCGACGCTTGAGGAACTCGAAATTTTCCTCAGGTAGATAAGGTACAAGTTCACTTTCCTTATCAGGCATTGTATAAGTTTGTCCAAATTTTGCTAGAAACTCTGAAGCAGATTTTATGTTAAACTTTTCGAAGCCCTCTTTCACAGAACCGAAGTTATCATCACCATAAGTTGATAATGCTACAGCTTCTCTGAAAGGTATTTTGTGATCATACATTGAATAGAACACGCATCTAAGATTAAGACTGCCGCATATTCCATTCAATATAACGGTAAGTGAATTACCGGAAATGTGTCCTCCTGTCGTAAGGCCTATCAAGTCTCCATTATAGGCTATCAAAGCGTACACAAGGTCTCCGCTCATAGCTTCCATGACTCTTATATCCTCCTGCGTATATTTACATTCTTTTGCGAAATCAATAAGAATGCGCAAAGAAGCTAACAGTAGCTGAGACGACAGTTTCTGATCATATTTACCGTAATCACCCCCTAAGAGGCGATTTTTTCCATACTTCGTGATGTGTTTATAGAGCTCATCCCATTCAGGCCCATGGCTGTTAATTCCAACAGCACATTCTGACCTAAGGGGATGTAATTGCATAACTCTAATTAACGGTAGAAAATATCTACGAACTAGGAAAGTGAGAGATATAGGATTACTATAGAAAATTCTACACTTTTCTTTAGCTAAAACCTCATCCTTTTTACACCCTTTTGCTATGGTGTAAGCTCTCTCTCCATTACGGTAACACTGGTAACAACGCTCAATCTCATCTAAAATTAATGGATCAAAGACTCGAGTGAAAGAGCCGTCGTCATTTTCGACCTCTGTAACATATTTTCTTTTGGCTCCAGTCAAAGGAAATCCAATAGCTGTACCCATCTTGATAGCATCTATGAATTTCTTTCCTGGAATACCAGACATGTTTTCAGGGTCAGGTAAGGGTTCTATCTCACCTATATGAGAAGATTTAAAAGTCTCAATCATTGCCGACTTGTAATCTTCCATGGCAACATTCAATAAGTCTGGATCAAATGAATCTGCCGTGTTGGACATATTTTCAAGACACTTTTGCCACCCAAAATAACCTTTGATACGAGGTGGACCCCAAATATTGGGTTCCCCTGTTACCTCAGTCACTATTGGGCTTATAAGTGTAACTCTAACATCACTATGTCCAGTGGTAGCACCATCACATGAACCGTGATAAGCTATTTGTGATTCTTGCGGCATCCAAAATAAAGGACTTTTAGGATGCAATTTATTTCCAGTAATGATCTTATATCCCAAGACTTGCTCTTCAAATTTATTGCCACTTCCCGATAACAACACACCTGGTGTATCTCGCAATCTCTCTAACGCACTTTCGTACTCAGATTTTGTGAGAACACCAAAACAACCTCTAGGAGTTCCGGATTCACCACCCAAGTGAAAACCAGATATACAAGCTCCTCTACCTTGTCCAATCAAGGTGGCACCACACATACCACTAAAAGTGTTAGTGTCGAGAGAAATATAATTTCCACCTAGAAACTCACAACAAGTAGTTTTTGTTATTCCAGTCTTGGCTCTTCCATTCATATTCATCATTTCACCAGTCTTTTTACGCCAAAACATATTAAACTGATGATCAGGCAAATTTTCAAGAGGAAGGAAACCACTCAGATCACAAAAAGAACCACCTTTATCTACAAAAGCTAAGCATAGATCAGTTCCAGGAATACGAATACTCCTTGATTTAGATATATAGGTGGTAAAAGAACCAGATGATGCAGTTGGTTTCTCCTTCCTAAAGGTAACTTCCAATGCATCCTCTACAAAATAATGTGAAGGAATTACAATCACGCCAGTTGTTATGAACAAACAATTAGCCATCAAAACTTTATCACTTGTCTTCACAGACACATAAGTGAGATTATTTTGGACCTTCTTCATTAGATTATCTGGTGTTGTGCACTTCGATTTACCTGTGATGGGTAGAGGGCGAGACACAACTTCACACCAAGGATTATCTTCACCATCTCTCTCCTTGATTTGCTCAATAGTAGTGGGCTCCAATGATCCTTGAGGTTGCAATCTTCTGAATCTATGATACAACTTAGATGCTGTATAAATGGCACCAACAAGACCACACACTTTGTATATGGTAGGGCCATAAGCATCGCGAAATTGTCTTAGATCAGCACTGATGACATTCCTATCAACTAATTCATTTCTGTAAGAATATTGCACAGCTGTCGCCATTGTCGCTTGACGAACATTGGTGTATATAAAGATGAAAGCGATGAGACCAATAATGTAACCGATATCCTCAAAGTAGTGCCAGATCAGAAAACAGTTCAAAAGTCCGACAGCATAATTAACAATGGACCAAGTAACGTACTTACGTTTCAATCTATCAACATTCATTATCATGAGCAATTTCAGAAAGGCTGGATTTGCTATCCAATCACTTGGTATGACTGTCATCCAATCAAAATATCTACTGAAAACTTTTGCACTCGCTAAAAGAGCAAACGTTGCTGAATTTTCCATAGAAATGGCAGTGCCATGAATGTCACTGAAAAGACGGGATTTTATGAGTGTTGCGGCAGATGCTAAACCCTCATATAGTTGATCACCATATTCTTGTTCACCACCAGCATGTGGCTCCTTTAGTATCTCATCTTCATCAATTTCAGACGATCCAAAGCAACCTCCACATATTTCATCGTGTAAATCACAAAAACCAGAAATCTGTTTACAACCTTCAAAACTACAAATTTTCACTACACCCTCAACAAGACGCTTATTACCTGTGGAGATAATTTTCTCTTGGATATCGAGGTGTTTATGAAATCTTTCAATCAGGTACTGAGTTAAGGTACGAATGCCAACATCTTTCATGGGCTTTCCTCTAAATTCAATAATTGAATATTTTGCAATTTGTGACAGATTATCAGGACAAACAGCGACTTCTGCGGTAATGTCCCAAATATCATCAAAGGGAGGATTAATTCCCTTGGATTGATAATGGTCAAAAACTTTCCCTGAATCTAATCCTTGGCATTTGCCATTGACTATCTTCTGGTAATCTTTTTTAACATTGACAGTAATCACAACATGAGATCTTCTCTGTATAGAAAAAGGACATACAGAATAAGTGTAGGCATCGAGATCCTTCTTATTTGTGGTACAATATGTAACAACTGGTTCTATTTGAACTTTACCTTTACTCTCCAAATCAGCCATAGCCGGTTGGAAAATCTCATTGTTATTAACTCCCAACCACTCAAAGAGTGGTGAATTCTTAACAAATTGTGGTTTCGTATTTGTAAGATCATCAAAACCTACAACCAAGAGATCGCTGTGTGCTCCTGACCAATATTCATCTGTTGGATTACGTTTGTACTGATATTGTTTACCAGTATCAAAATTTCCAGATAAGAGAAGTGCATCAATCATTTGAGCCGCGCAAGTTGTTTTACCAACATCACTAGGACCATAAAATTGAAGAGCAAAGGGCGCTCTTCTTAATCCATTTGCATCCTTGAGGCGCTCAAAGCACATTCTTATATCCAACAGTTTGGCAAACTTGTCACCAATTATCTTACGTTCTATTCCACGCTTATCATTCATGAGAATTTTGAGTCGCTTAGTAAGCTTCTCTAATCTCATGCTAAATTCGCGTGGATCTTTTCCAGTATGTTTTTTGAGGTTACCAACAGCAACCAATTTCCACCACGTAGTAACTAGAGCAAATTCTTGATCTAATTCTACAGCTGTATCATCATCCATAAAGAATGGTTTAATAGACTTGTTGACATACGAATAATAAATGTTTTCAACAAAGTATATAATGGTAGAAATGCTTGCATCAATGATATCAAAAGCGGTTCCATGAATCATTTTCAAGTCTGGTTGAACAACAACAAGTTCATTAATGGAAAACGTAAGTTCTGAAATGTCGAACATCTTTGTAAGAACTAGAATGGACAACATCTGAGAAAATCTTGGAAAGAATTTGTGGGCAATAATTTCCTTCCAATTCTCTACACGTTTGATATATGTGAGCCACTCAGGCTCTTCTAATCTAAGTGTAGATTCTTCGCCACCTTGAGCTTCAAACTCAAAGATAGCCTTTATGTGATCTAAAATAACTGCTACATTAGATTTGTCATGATAACGTTGTAAGTACAGTGTTATGACAGCTAATATAGAGATCATAGAATCACACCCTTGTATAGCGATAAATAGGGCACCCATACCCTCAATTTCTCGAACAATATCTGTACTGGCTGGCACAGCTGATGTTTTACAAAGGAGTTTAATGACACCGGCAAAGTCGGTGAGTGAAGCAGATAAACCACGTATGGATTCATATCCAGAATGTGGTTTAAATTCATTAAGTTTACGAGAAACTAAATTGCTAGGTTTCTTCGTGCGCTTCGGGGATTTTTTGCGTTTCTTGGTAATGGTGTAGAGCTGCTCAACAGGTACACCACCAAGAGTTACCATGGTCGTTTTCGGTTTCTTATCTTGATTCTGCATTTTAAACTATAATTATAAGTGTTATTTATACTTATAGGCAACTTTTCATAGGAGATAGATAGGGGTTTGGGAACGAGTTAGGAGCGCAAACAGTGTTTGGGTTTTGTTTGTATAATTCATGTATTATACTACAGGGTCTGGAGCGGGATCTACCACCGCTGGATTTCCGATTATCCTTGAACGGGGACTTTTTGTTAACTACTTCTCACGAAAAGTAGAGTATTCTGGTCGTGCACTAAGCCAGACATACTTTTTCCATCATAAAGCTCTAAAAATCTACTTCCATCCAAACAGGAAGTTTAGGTCATTCAAGCACCTAGTATTCTTTTATACGATGACAATAATAAACAAAGTTTAAGTTGTCAAATTTATTCTGATAATTAATAGACATACTCGTAAGTCAAATTCAATATGTAATGTGTAATATATATATATGTAACATGTATAATTTTTATTTTGTTTTAAGTATTTATTTAATTGGTTTTGGGACGAATCCCGGGTGGAAGATGCCAAATTAATGGCACCCTCCGGCGGGGAGAATCGATAAACGAAACTCCCCAAATGCTATTTGAGATCGATTAAGACCGGATATAACTATCCGAAGAATGATTAAGCAACAAGACTTGCCAAAATACCAAAGGCCACAATTAAGTGCCCTAGGGTCCTTGAACAAGTCCGGAAGGCCACAATTAAGTGCCATATAGCCC